CGCTTCAGAATGGACATACAGCTTCGCTTGATGAACTTTGGATAAATTTTCCAATTTATAAAAATTTGGAAACAAAAAAATAAATAATAAAAAATATTAGGAGGTAAAAAAAATGATAATTTACATTTACGATAAAAACTCTTTAGAGTTAATAGCACAACCAATGACTTTAGGGGTTGAAAAATTTAAGGAAGAACCTAACTTGTTTTTCCCGGATTGGAATTCTGAAACAATGACTTTTTCAACATCGTTTCTTATAAATCCTGTTGTTGACACAGAAACAGGCGAATTAAGAGAAATGAATGAGTATGAGAAAATTGTTGCTGGAAAACTCTCTTTAGCGGATGGAGAGTATTTAGATGAAAAGACTAAGTCCGTTAAAAGAGTTGAAAAGCCAAACGACTGGAGCATTTGGGATAGAGAAAACAAAAAATGGAAAGTGGATAACACTTTGATGAATGAAAGAAAAAAAGAACTTAAAAACAAGCTTTTGCAGGACTTGGCAGAAGCAAAGTCTAATTATTTAAATCAGACAATAGAAATAGAAAAAGCTGGTAAAAAGTACACATTTGAAAATAACGAAAAAAACAGAAACAGGCTATCACTCAAAATATCTCTGATGTGGGTGCTGGATCAAAATAAAATAGAAAAAGTAAAAGCACAGAATGAAAAAGGACTTGTTGAATTTGTTGAATTAGGCAAAGCAGAACTGAAAGTTTTAGCTGGAAAAATTCAAGACATAATTGAAGTTGCTGATATGGCAGAACAAACAGCTGTAACAGGGCTGGAAAGATACACGATTGAGCAACTAATGTCACTCGATGTGAATGATTTTTTTAAGAATTAGAAAGAGGTGATTTAAATGGATGATAGATTTGAAAAAATATTTGATTATCTGCTGAAAGTTGAAGGCGGATATTCAGATGACAAGAATGACAAAGGTGAAAAAACTAAGTATGGAATTATTGAAGAAGAAGCAAGAAATTTCGGCTATACTGGAGATATGCAAGATTTAACAAAGGAACTTGCAAAAAATATATATCTGAAAAAATATTACTTAGGAAACAAGCTGGATAAAGTCATAAATGACAAAGTGGCTTTATCTATATGTGACTGGGCAGTAAATAGTGGCAGAAATGGAACAAGAAACGCACAAATTGCTATCAATCAATTGACAAACGCAAATCTTGATGTGGACGGAATAATAGGAAACAAAACTTTGGAAGCATTAAATGCAGCAGATCCTGAAAAATTTTTAGAAGTTTATCACAATTTACAGAGAATTTATTACAGAAGTAAAGTTGAATCTGACAAGACACAGGAAGATTTCTTGACAGGATGGCTAAATAGAGTTCAAAGAAAGGAGGAATATTTGAAAGACTGGGACAAGGAAAATGTAGGGACCGAAAATAAGAAATTTAGTTTTTCTCAAAGAAGTTTGAACAGACTTGAGGGGGTACATCCAGCTTTGCAGACATTAATAAAATTGGGGATAACGGACAGTCCTCATGATTTTATGGTAGTGCAAGGACTGAGAACAGCAGCTTATCAAAATGAACTATATCAGCAAGGAAGAACTAAACCTGGTCCGAAAGTGACGAACTGTGACGGTTATAAAAGCAAATCTAATCATCAGGCAAAAAGTGATGGATATGGTCATGCAATAGATTTTGCAATTTATGATCCTGCATTGCCTGATAAAATTGACTGGAATAATGAAAAAAAATATAGGGAAGTAGCAGATCATTTAAAAAAAGTAGCAAAGGAAAATGGAATAAACATTGTATGGGGAGGTGACTGGGTAAAATTTAAAGATTATCCACATATTGAATTAGTTTAAGACTTAAAATTTCAAAAAATTAAGTCTAAAAAATTTTATAGGCTCAAAAAATGAAAAAATTGAGTTTATAGAAAAAAGGCTTACGTATTTGCCCTACAATCAATTTAAAACAATTTTAGATATAAATAGTCATCTGACAGAATAAAATGCAAATTTGAGGCTGTCAGGTGGCTTAAAATAAAAATATAAAACAAATATAACAAAGGAGAAGATAATTATGGACAGATTAGCAGCAAAAATTTATATAACAGGTAAAATTTTAGAATTAGGAAAGACATTAATTTATAAAACAGAAATATTGAGCAAAGGGAAAACTGGAATAGAAAAATTCAAGGAAGTACATGATGGTTTTTGGAAAAAATTAGAGGATCTGCTGGAAAAAGAAAAAACAATTGACAGACCTTTTATTCCAAATTTTGTTGAAGAGGTAGGAGAAGAAGCATTAACAATAGCACTGGAAGAGGCTAAAAAGAACTGCGATTTAAGAGTAGTACTACAAAATATATTTAATGTAGAAAAGAAAGAAAATCCTGCTGTACTGTAGCGGTCAAGGAGGAAAATTGTGGGAATTAACTTTAATGAAGTGAAAGCTATTGTTGAGCTTGGCATAATGAGTATTATAAGCTACATCTATATTACTCAACAAAAAAAGCTTTTTGAACAGCAGGAAAAAGTAATAACTGTATTAGCAAAACTTGAAAATCAATTGAATAACGACAGACTACGAGGAAAAGGGCTGGAAATAGCCCTTGTTCTCAAAATTCAGGATTTAAGATGGAGTATACAAAAAAGAGTTGTTAAATATATAAAAAACAATCACATCAAAGAAAACTGGATTGTCATAAACAAAGAAGTCGACACATTTTTTAATGTGAAGCTGATAGACTTTGAAACAGAAATGCATGATGTAATAGATGATATTACTTTTAAAATAATTTATGATATTCTGAAAAAAGAATTTATTGAGACAAAAAATATTCTTACCAACATTCTTTCAGATTTAAAAAATGATGGAGCTGCTGAAAAAGAACTGTATGAACGGGCTATACGTACAGTTGAAGCTCATATGCAAACCATAGAGAATGAGCTTGTAGCCCAGATAAAAGAACTTATAAATTAGGGTACTTTATGTATCCTATTTTTTAAAAAAATACAGTATTTATACATATTACGAAATGCTTATTTCATAAGGATTGTAAGCAATTATAATAGGGGTATTTTAGGTGTATTTTTAGGTATATTTTTTGTAGAAATTACCATTATTTTAAAATTTTGAAAAAAATAAAAATATTTTATCAAAAACACTTGCATTTTACATAAAAATATGTTACTATATATATGTAGAAAGGAGGTGGAAAGATAAATGGCTAAAACAAAAAGAGCAATAAAGGAAATTACAATTGAATTCAGGTTAATTCCTTTAAAGCTCTATATCAAAATTGTGTTTAAATAGGTGCTGGGGCATTTGCCCCTAACCTATAAGCCATTATATCAGAAAATACTATGAAAATCAATTTTAGAATAAAATCAGGCTGGAAAGAGGCAACGACAACTGAAAAAATAGTTGGTATTGCGACTTGGCTAGTAATTTTAAGTATTATAATATATTTAACATGGAGGTAGCATGGAACAAAAAAAGGAAACAAGGGGGGCTAAAAAAGGCAGACCAAAGCCCCCTGGAAGTGGAAGAAAAAAAACATTAGAGCCAAAACGTGATAAAGCTTTTACTGTAAGATTTACAGCAAAAGAGTTGGAATTTGTAAATAATAAATTAAAAGAAGCAGGCGGAAGTAAACCTGATGCATTGTTGAAAATATTAAAATATGAGGTATAATAAAATATAAAATTAGAGGAGTGAGACGAATGAAAACATTAAATTACTGGAATGTAAAAGAATATAAAACAGAAGAAGACAAAAAAGCGTGTGAGGACGCTTGGGAAAATGAGATAGAGCTAAAAATAGACGAATATGGAAGAGTATACAACGAGGGTGGACAATATATAGCCGATGTTGAATATCAAGAAAATTCAGAATATTAAAAAAAATACCTCTTGACTTTTTTGGAAAAAGGGGTATAATGTATTAATTTAATAGTGCATTATGTAAAGAGCCTTTTGGCTCTTTTTGTTTTATGAGGTATAATTAAAACAAAAGAACGATACACTATATTAAATTATTTATAATAAATATATTTTTAAGGGGAATAAAATGGCGGGAAAAAAGAAATATAAACGTGAAGAACTAATAAGTAAACTGCAAGATTTAATTGATAGCGGCAAAGTGAAAAATACAAGTGATTTGGGAGGAAGCTTTTATAATACTTTAAGAACTTACATAGCTCCAACTTGGAGTGAGATATTAAAAGCAGCTGATAGAGATTTGGAACATATTAATATAAAAACGGAATCAGAAATAATAAAAGAATTACAAGAACTTGTTGATTCTGGAATAAATGGGATTATGGAAGTTAAAAAAGTTTTATCACGTGAAAGGATCTTAGTAAGATTAAATTGTAAAAGTATGAAAGAAGTATTTAAAAAAATTGACAGAGAAAAAGAAACAGAACATCTGTTCTTAGTAGAAAAAACGAAAGAAAAAGTGACGAAAGATATACAAAAATTAGTGTCAGAAGGAACTATAAGAACAATTTATGACTTGAATAAATATGATTACTCATATAGAAGACTAAAAAATATATTCGGTGATATAACTTGGAGAGAAATGGCTAAAGAAATGAAGTTAGATTTACATTTTAAAGCTGAAGTTGATGTAACTAATGAAGAACTGATTGAAATTTATAAAGAGTTATCAAGAGACTTGGACAAAGATATAAAAGGTGCAACTGCTAGAGATATAAATGAAAATTGTATTTATAATCGAGGCTGCTTTGAGTTAAGATTTGGGAGTATTGACAATTTAAGAGAAATTTGCGGATATGAATTTAAAAAAAGGAAAGGAAAGTGGACGAAAGAAATAGTCCTTGAAACTTTAATTAAAGAATATAAAAGAAGAAATGGTAAATTAACTGTAAAGGATCTAAAAGAAATAAAAACACTTCCTTCGCAAGGTACTATTTGTAAAAAATTTAAAGTTACAAATTTTACAGAAGTTTTAAAAATAATAGAAATGGAAATAAAAAAGTAAGAGTTTGTAATTTCAGCGTTGTATTTTTAATAAAGAGCCTTAATTGGCTCTTTTTGTTTTGTAGGGTATAATTAAAATAAAGAGGTGGGATTTATGTACAAAAATTATATCCATGTACAAATAGATAATGAGGTATTTAGAATAAATAAAAAGGATGAAAAATTTATCTTTTTTTATTACATCTATTTGAAAGAAATATTGGCAGAAGAAGAGATAGAACTTTTGAGGAAATTACTAACTGGCAGAAAATATGATAAAGTTTTTGAAATAGATAAATTGAAAAATATAGTAAAGCGAATCACTAAAGAAGAGTATAAAGCTTTAAAAAAGTAAAAGCCCTTATTGGGCTTTTTTGTTTGAAATAAAATAAGTACATTGGTAACTTATTGGTAACAAATAATAATAAAAAGTATTGATTTTAATGGCTTTGAGTT